CGATTATTTCTTGTAATTGATTTCGGAGTGTATCCGTCTGAACATTTAAGGACTGTTCGGATCCTTTCTTAATTGCACTACTACTATATTGACCATATGACAACGTCGTAGTAAACAATGATGCTAACATTAGTGATAGCATTGTGATTGTTTTTCTCATTTTGTTTTTTGTTTTAAGAAAAGTTTATTAAAACAAAGATACGAAAAAATTTTCTAAAAATGAAGTTACCTACTTATTAAAAATATACCAAGTCCGTTCCAAAAATCATCCCGATCTTCCCCCGACGTGAAGATTTCTCGATAATGTGAGATGAATAGATTATTATCTTCTACGAATTTATCAAAAGCACCACTATTCCAATTCCAATCATCCATAATTAAAATAGTTTCTTTAGAAAATATCGGTAACATGTTTGTCAGTGCAACATATTGATCGTGGTATTTTGTTTCCCCATCATAAAAAATGATGTCAACATTTGGTAATGTTTTGAAATCAAATGTTTGATAGTCGGTTTTATAAACGGATATCTTTTTCACATCACCATACTTCTTAACATTGAGTAAAAATTCTTCTTGTGGTAAGATATCAATGTTATGTTTATAGTAATTACCAATTTTCTGACTAACTCCTTTAGGTGTTAGATTTGGTGACATAAAGTTATCAATACCAATTGAAAAAATGTCGTTACCATAGATTGCCGAACAGAAAGTTGATCCTCTGAATACACCCACTTCAAGATATGTTGCACCATCTAAATTACATATGTTATTTAGGAAACATTTCACTTTATTACTACTAATACCGTGAATATCTAATATGTCTTGATTTAATTTAGATACCTCAAGTCTACCCCACTCAATTGAATCGTCAATGTGTTTAATTAAGTCCATATGATTTTTTCTTATGATTTGCAATCACATCACAGTAATTACAATCCCAACATTGGAATTTACATTTTTTAATTTTATTTCTCCAACCTCTTAATTCTTCGTGTGGAATACCGTCGAGATATATGTGTGAGGTTTCGGATAATATGTCTTTACCTTCGGTGTAACTATTAACGATTTCAATAGTCTCGTTTAAACGATTTAAACTATCTCTTCCGTGCATTTTATACACATCGATATATTGTAAAATTTCATCGAACTCTTCTTTAAATGGTGGGATTGTACCAGTTTTAAAGAAGAATGCGTTAATTTCTTTTTCCCATTTATGTTCACATGTCACTTTTGAAATTTCGTGGTGAAAATACGGTAGTTCATTTGGTTCTCTAAGATTATTATATGAATAATGTTCATCCATAACAGGACACCTACCTAAACAACCTTCATTAACAAGTAATGACAATTTAACATATCTACCTTTTTCTTCGTAATATTTTAATTGAGCCTTTTTAATGTTTTTTAGTTCCTCAACATCTCTCATTAAAATTCTATCAAGATTAATATAATCAAAACCTTGGTCAGCATTGTACCAAAAATCTTGTCCGGTTGCAACTTTCCTTAATATAGTATTTTTAATTTCCATTTCGGGGAAATGTTTTTTCAACCCCATGGCAACCCAATGACCGTGTGGAATTGTGATGCATCTTAAACCTTTTTCATAGAGTGGTTTTAAATTCTCAACAAATAATTTATAATTCTCGTATTTTGGTGAGACGTTGATGTTATTAAATGTTGCACTGATCTTTATACCTAAAGATTTTTGAATGATCATTGAGTTCTCAAAAATAATATCTCTATCTTCTTCTCTAAAGACTGCACCCATGGCATCTTGTGTGAACGGAGGTATCCTACATGTGAAATAAATGTCATAAATCCATTCCTTATTTTTCTCTAAGAATGGGTAAAAAGTGTTCATGAAATAATCCTCAGTTAACATTGGATTAAACGGTATTGAAAATATTTTTTTTGTCATTTGTCTCCTTCTAAACATCCACCACATATTCCATTACATTCTGTTTTGTAAAAAACACAATCTAAACAGTCTTGTGGTATTGAATAATTTTTATGATTTTCTATATATTGTTTATCAAATTCATCTCTCAAATTTAATATACCATTTTTACCTGATATTTCCAAAATATTTGGTAATTTTACTTTATCTTCTAAGGGATAACAATGTATTGAACTTCCGTCTGGAAATATATCTAACGGCATAAATCCACATATGGTATCGTATTCGGGAACTTTGAACGTGGCGAAATTAAATGAATTTTCTAAAACCGACTCTTTTGTTTTACCTTCCCAAAGACACGGTGGCACCTGACAATCTGAAGATATTTTAATTTGGTTATACCGTCCGAATTTAAGTATTTTAGACATTTCTTGACCCATCTCCTTATTATTAATGAGATATGTCCCCGTTAAGTCTAAACCAAGTCTAATTGCTTTAATATTACCATCTAATTCATGGTACAACCATTTAACATATTCATAGAAATTCCTATCCTTCCAATCTTTTGACATCGTTATTGCCAAATACAATCTTGGGTGATCCTCGAATCCCCAAGTGTTCGCATATGATTTGTATATTTCAGAATAATTCTTTTTGAAAATTACCATCCTATTTTTCTCATTAAGTTCTGCTGCATTGGGTAGCATCCACTTAATGTTACGAATGTTTTCAATTATATACTCTCTCGTTTTTTGACCAAACAAAAGATTACTAACTAAATTTATTTTAATACCCTTAGAAAATAGGTGATCTAATATCCCAATGAAATTGGAATGTTGAGTTGGTTCTCCACCGAGTATTGTGATTTCTTCGTTGAATTTCTTTATATTATAATGGTCGATAATATTATCGACCATCTCTATACTCATTTCACCAAGGGTATGTTTTATTCTGGCATCTTCTTTTGTGAAACAGAATGAACATCCTTTAGCACATGTTCCATTTATTGCTAAATTCATTATAAGTTTTTAAAAATCCATTCTCAATGTGAGTGGAGTTGTTTCAATATTTTCGTCTTCTCTTTGTTGTTTACTTAGTGCGATACCAAATTTTTCATGTTTTAATCTATGACAATCTGCAATCGTTACACACGCTTTAATTCTTTCTTCTAATAGTTGTTGTTCTAATAATAACGTTGCAAGTTTAGTATTATATGATGTAACATTTGTTATAATTTTTTGAACAAATGTTAATTTATCCACACCTCTACCTGTTGATAATATATCAATGATCGGTGTTTGATAATCTTCGTCAGCCATCCAACCGAAAGCTTCTCTTTTTTGTTCTTCCCACGTGTCCTTTTCTAAAGTAGACGCATCTAACATTAGTTCTTTGTATCTTTCTGAAAATCTATCAGATACTACTTTCTTCATCACCGCCTTATTAAATAAAACACCGGCTTCTCGATCCTCATCGGTTAAATAATATTTTACCTTTTCCTCTTCAGTTTCACCCGATTCTGCCAATAACGGAATTTCATCCATAATATGGGAATTAGTTCTGACACTAATATAATCTTTATAGATGTCAGCAAAAACAAATCCTTTAGCAACTTCCTCAGTTATAACCGTTGCACCCATTTTATTTAATTCGACTCTCATGTCGTTATATTCATCAGCAATTCTACCGTATTGATAGTTTAAATACATCCCAATATTTTGGATATATCCGGGTACCCCTCCTTGTGATTTAAAAATGATGTGTGTCATTATAGTAATTTTTCTGTTTCAATTTTATTTGGTTCAATCAATCTTAATTGATTTTTTAATGATTCTTCGATCGTGAAATTATTAGTGGTTGCCAACGTCATTTGTTGATTTATATTCTTATCAATTGAGATGGTATATGCCGATGCCAATGTTAACACTTGTTTTTGTTGTTCAGGGTCCATCATCAGAATTGAATCTAAGTTACCCGTACCAATTCTACCATATGATATCATGTCAAGCATCGCTTGTTTCGCCATACGTACTGTCCAATATTCATGTTCAAACTTTTCCTCTAATTCCTTATTACCAAAAACATCAATTAACTTAGTTCCATCTGGTAAAACGGATTCATCAGACTCTAAAAATTCTTTAATTAAATCAATGAATCCTTGTCTTTCGGAATAAGCATCTTTTAAATTCCTTTTAAATTTTCGTAAATCGATCATTTTATCGGCAATTGTCAAATCGACTAATTCTTTTCTTTTAAAATCGGTAATAAATTCTTTACTCTCTCGATCCATTTCGATTTCAATCTCCATTTTTCTAACGGTATATTCTAAATGTTCAACCGCATCTTCTCTACCTCTTAATTCTAACAACCATTGTTTTAATCTAGCATATGGTGTTATTTGTGCACCACCAACAAAGTTATAAGCCTTATATTTCGGAAGTGCAAATGACATGTTTTCAGAAATCTGCATCAATTTCTCGTCAAACGGATTATTGATAAAATTAGACCTGTCGTATTTGTAACCCTGTTCGTTCTCCATAATTAATTTCTTTTTTTTATAATATAGTAAAAAGTTTCCATAATGTCAAATTTTATCTCCAACCACAATGTCCTGATGATGTCCCAGCATTAACGGCTGGTGCCAAACCTGTGATACTATTTGATCCGGTATCAGTTGCATAAACAAATAACCAACTTGTGTTATTTTGTCCGGTACCATCATAGTTTCCTAACATATATTGCCAATCTTGACCCATTGCAAAATTTTCTTCCCCACAATTAACGTGTGGTTTGGCAACGTTCCCAATATTTGTATCGGTGGTAGTACTCCATCTTCTTAGGTTATAACCACCGTTATATGTTCCCTCGTTACCACAATATCCCTTACTAACTTTTGAACTAATTCCCTTTTGTTGGGCGTGTGCACTCCATTGTGTTGACGATGTTGGTGTTTCATTTGAAAAATTAAACTTAATACCGCCACTATTTGTCCATGCATATCCGTTACTTTCATCTGAAAATGCGGAACCGCCGTCGTTACCATTAATTGATGTTACACCGAATCCCGATACGAAACTTTCATTCGATAAATTAAATTTTTCAATTGTTGTTGATCCACCTGAAAACAAATACGCCGATTCGGTTTCTTTGAACATGGTTGCAACGTCACTTCTAGCAATTCCTGTGTTAAATTTAGCTTGATGTGCATAATTTGTATCGTTGAACATATTGATTGCCGATGTTCTTGTACCATTAACAGTATCGGGTCCTTTAAACGCATTATCCTCGTTTACTGACCATATGAATAAAATAGTTTTATTACATGCTCCCGATGTGTAGGATGCTGCATAATCCAATAGTTCACCAACGTGAGTTGTTTGGTGTGTTGAGTTTGTTGTTTTGTGTACGTTTCTCCAAGGTGATGAGTTCTTATATCCACCAGCCAAATAAGAATAGGATAATACCTGTCGGTACTTAAATGCTATTGGTTGTGTTTCTTGAGCTGCGATTCTTTCCCATCCATTGTCAATGTTGGAAACTCCTGTATATAACATTAAAAAACTACCACTTGTCGATTCTTCAAGATATAGTGAGCCCGATAAAGGTGACCCGGGTCTATTTGTACGAGTACCTTTCGGAGGTCTATTAATAACCTTATCTGAACTTAAACTACCACTAACTTCTAAATTTTCGTATATCATAATTTAATATATTTTTAACCTCTCCAACCACAATGACCAGATGACGTTCCCGCATTAACACCTGGTGCTAAACCCGATGGATTAACTGTACCCGTGTCAGTTGTATATGAGAACTTCCAACTTGTATTATTTTGTAAACCGTCATAGTTACCCAACATGTATTGGTGGTCTTGACCCATCGTAAAGTTCTCTTCTCCACAATTCCCGTGAGGTTTAGCAACGTTTCCAATATTTGTGTCATTCGCATTACTCCATCTTCTTAAATTGTATCCACCGGAGTATGATCCTTCATTACCAGCATAACCTTTCCCAACTTTTGAACTGATTCCCTTTTGTTGGGCGTGGTTACCCCACATTCCGGTCGATGTGAATGTTTCTGTTGCGAAACTCATTTTTACACCATTAGAAGATGTCCACCCATAACCAAAATTTTCGTCCGAGAATGCTGAACCACCGTCACTTCCATTAATTGTGGTTAAATTATAACCCGTTGCAATAGTCTCGGTACTTAGATCAAATTTTTCAACTGTTGAGTTACCGCCACTAAAAATATATGCAGTTTCAGTTTCTTTAAACATAGTTCCACAATCAGATCTAATATTTAATATGTCAAATTTAACATTATGTGCGTAATTTGTTTCGTTTGACATGTTGATTGCCGATGTGTATGTCCCATGTATATCCGTTGCTGCTTTCCACACATTGTCCGTGTTTACAGACCACACAAATAAAATATATCGACTACAAGCCCCTGATGTGTATGATGCAGGGTAATCTAATAATTCTCCAATGTGTGTTGTTTGATCTGTTGAGTTAACTGTTCTATGGACATTTTTCCATGGAGAACTATCTTTATAACCACCAGCCAAGTAGGAATAATTAATAATTTGTCTAAATTTAAATCCTACATTCGCATTTACTTGTGATGAAACTCTAACCCATCCGTTATCGTTATTACTTACACCAACATAAACCATTAAAAAACTCCCACTAGTTGCTTGTTCCATATATAGAGAACCTGTTTGGGGAGACGCTGGTCTATTTGCTCGAGCACCACTAGGGGGTTTTGTAACCCCTTGAGTTTTTAACGAACCACTAATTTCAATATTTTCGTGTAACATATATTATCTTATTTTATGATCTCCAACCACAATGTCCTGATGATGTTCCAGCATTAACACCTGGTGCCAAACCTGATGGATTAACGGTTCCACTATCAGTTGTGTATGAGAATTTCCAACTTGTATTAACCTGTGCACCGTCGTAACAACCTAACATATATTGATGATCTTGTCCCATTGTGAAATTTTCCTCACCACAGTTACCGTGAGGTTTTGAAACGTTACCTAAATTAGTTTCAGTAAAAACGTTCCACCTTCTTAGACTATAACCTCCATTATAGGTTCCTTCGTTACCGGCATAACCTTTTCCAACTTTTGAACTGATACCTTTTTGTTGTCCACTAGCTCCCCATTGTTGATTATTTGTGAAAGTGTCATTGGCAAAAAACAATTTAGTACCACTTTGTTGTGTCCAACCATATCCGTAATTCTCATCTGAGAACCCCGATGCCCCTGAAGGACCACTACCGGTGATTGATGTTGTTGTCGTGTTATATGGTGAACCCGCAGGATAGTAAACACTATACATGGTTTCATTTGTTAGATTGAATTTCTCAACAGCCGCAACTCCCGCACCGAATATCCAAGCAAATTCTGTTTCTTGAAATAAGGTACCACAGTCATCTCTTGCGTTTGTTAAATCCCATTTTGTTTGGTGGGCATATGCCGTTTCATTAACCATATGAACCGCACTGGTCCATGTTGAATGGATAGTACTGTCCCCTTTAAATGTTCCGTCGGTATTTGTTGACCAAATAAATAAAATGGATTTACTACATGCTCCTGATGTATATGATGCCGGATAATCCAATAACTCACCTAAGTGTGTTGTTTGATCTGTCGAATTGGTTGTTTTATGGACATTTTTCCATGGTGAGGAGTTCTTATAACCACCCGCTAAATACGAGTAATTAATAACCTGTCTGTATTTAAACCCCGTTCTATCAGTATTTTGCGAACCAACAGGTTCCCATCCACCATCGTAATTAGATGATGCTGTATATGTTACAACAAAACTACCACTTGTCGATTCTTCAAGATATAATGATCCGATATCAGGACTTGAAGGTCTATTAGCTCTTGGACCTTTTGGTATGATATATTGACCACTAATATTTAATGAACCACTTACTTCTACGTTTTCTCTTAACATATTCTATAATATACAAATTTTATCCTGTAACTACAAGTCTTCCAGTTCTATTTGTTGAAAATGTTAGTATAACTTGTGTTGATGTTATTCTTATATTTGATGGGAAAAACATATCACCGTTACTATCAAATACTTGTGCGGTTAAATTAGCTGTTCCTAATGTGTGGTTAAAGGTTACACTCGATACATTTGAGAATGTTGTAGCGTTACTTAATGCGACTCTTTTCCAAGACTGCCAAGTGTTATTGTTTTTACCTCTAACATACATGATTCCCGTTCTATAGTCACCATATATTTGATGTTGCCAACTAGAACTATACACTTGTGAATATAATGCACCATCTGTTGAGTTACCCGTTAGGTTGGTACTACTACCGTCAACATTGGTTACGTAGGTAGTACCATTTGAATCCAGTGATTGGGCGTTAACCCCCTCATTCGAACCGGTGTTTCTGAATCCAATACCATCAATCCTATCAACAGTTACTGAAATTGAAGTTGTCCCCGAGCCTGAAGCGTCACCACTTAAAGTAATCGTTTGGTTACCTGTGATATATCCACTATTGTTTGTGAATTGAGATATGTTACCTGAAAGTGTTCCCGAAAACGAAGTAGCGGTTACACTACCAGGAAATGTTGTATTTCCACTAGAATCTAATAGTGTTGCGGTTCTTGTTAAAGTGGTAAAAGTTCCTGAATATTGTCTAACATATATTGGTTCTGTCCCATCATCGGCTGTCGCAATTTCAACATAACCTTCATTTGTTGCCGTACCTCCGACTCTTATTCTGAAGAAATCATTATCGGCAATTGCAGCATACACTAAATTACCACTATTT